CCTGCATTGTTTGGAGTAGTCTTGAAAGTACCTACTAAGTCATCTGAAGTAGATGGATTAGGAGGTATTGAGTTGCTGATGCGAACCTCTGCAATAAACTTCACATTTGTGAAAGATGAAACTACTGAAGAATTAGAAACTGTATAAATAATTTCTTGTCCTACAGGTAAAACTCTATCAAAAGTTCCCGGATTAGATAGCGGTTGTTGTTCTATTAGTGTTGCCATTTATTTTACTTGTGTTATTGTTTCTTTATTTAAAGTATTTAAAATATCTTCTTTTACGTTTCCTAGTAATTCTTCACCGAACTGCTTTAATCCAAGTCCTAAAGGTTTCTGAAAGAAGCTGATTCCTTGTATTCCATTACGACCTATACTTCTAGCAATTAAGAACGTTAAAGTCTTTCTTTTCATAAACCTTCCCTTTGCATCTCTTGGTGCTATTCCTTTCTTTACAGCCCAACCATCCAAAGCCTTACTAGGAGGTTGTGAGTGTCCTTTACTATTCTTGTAGCTATAAGGACTTTTTATTACTTTGCTCTTATAGTCTTTAAAGGTTCTTTTCTTTTGCGTTCCTGATACTCCTTTGTCTACAAACTGACCATAGCTTGACATATAGAATTGTACTGTATAATTTTCGCCTTCTTTGATAACTTTAAAGCTAATGGATTCTTCTAACTTCCCACCTTTACCTGCTTTTTGTAAGTTACCCTTAGAACGATTGACAACCTGTTTTCCAAAGCTGTTCAAGTACCTTTCTATATTGGCTGTGTCCACTATTCTAATCCTACAAAAATTTCTACTCTTGGATTGTAAGAAGCTCCTACAGGCTTAACTTGTAAAGTTGCAATGTCTTCCATAGTTCCAAAGCTAGGACTTACGTCTGCTTCACCTAAAGCTATTGCAGCACCTTGACTAAGTATGTGAGAATTACCTGCTGTTATCGTCACCTGATAGTTAGAAGCTGTAGTTACTATTGCTAATTCTATTTCAGCTGTAGCGTCAAGATTTGTAACACGAATGTATTTCGTTCTATCTACATCAATAGCTCCTGCTGAAGTGTGAGGAGTTGTAGCAAATACTGCTACTGTAGTTGTTTGAGAATGTGCACAAGTTACTATCCTTTCAAATACATCATTGATTCCTGTTGTTGTTACTGAGTTTACCGAACCCCTTAAACTTCCGTTTAAAGTGACCGTCTCGCTAATTGTTGTTACTAAGTCTGCCATAATTTTATTTTTTATCTATTTGTTTTAATTTATTTATTGCCCATTCTACTCCGCTAGTGCCACCCCAAGCATCCCACATAATACCTCCACACCCTTCTGAGTAAGGCACATCTTTATGTTGTTGATGTCTTTTAAATGATGCCATTCTTGCTATTGTATCTCTGCTAATATTTTCCCTTCTTGCTAATTGCCCTGCTCTAGTCCATCCTATTCTTGTTCCGCAATCGCTTCCATTTTTTTCTTTATAATCAATTGCTCTCTTAGCATTATTACTAGCCCCTTTAGGATAGTCATTATAACTTTCTAATTTAATGCTAATAGCTTCTAGCTTTTCTAATATGTCTTCGTACTTCATAAATCAATCGTTATTTTAAATTTTTTCCATCCTATTTGTATTGTCATTCTCCATATCTTAAATTTGAACATTAGTAACCTGCTCCTTTTGGGGTTACAGGAATATTACAAGTTTGAAAGTCGTTCTGAACTAATACTCCAATATTAAATACATATCCACAGCATAAGTTGTCAAAGCGTTCTTGGAATGGTTCTATTGTAAATTGGTCTTGTGTAAAATATAAAGGTTCATTAACATCATTAACCCCTTCTAAAGATTGCCTTGAACTATGTCTAAGCATTCCGATAAAGTCAGTACAAATTTGCAGCGTTTCATTAAATACATCTTGCTCATTACTTAGTGTCTTTACTAATTTAGTAAATTCATCAACAGTAGGACTAATAATTTCATCTCTGTTTGTAGTCCATTCTGCTTTTTCAGTTACCATATCCATAATGAATATTTGGAAGTTGTAGGTCAATTGACTATCTCCTGTTGTTACGCTTGTAGGGTTTATGTGAAGTAATGGGAACTTCTGCATCTTCTCCAAGTTGATGTCATAAATGTCCCCTACTGAAGTTGTACTTATTTGTTTGTGATACTCACCTAATCTAAGCAAAGTATTTACTACGTTATTGTATGTCTTGTTATTAACCATTTCTTTTAACTTTATTTTGTGAGTTTAAATCTGTTTCATAACTTAACCAAGTCAAACATTCTAAAAGGCTTAATCTTGCTATTCGTTCTAAGTTTACTATTTCACCATTTGTCAATCTATACATTACGCCAAACCATCCCCATTTTTCTGCAAAGCTTTCTGAAGCTATTGCGTCTTCGTTTCCTTCAGCTTCTCCATCAAATACAATGGCAAAATCTCGGACAATGCCTTCCCTAAAGTGTAAAAAAAAACCAATGCACTTTGCACTTGTTGAGCTGACATCTGTTTCATTTCTTCCGTCCTGAGCCGTATATCGCCATCATAAGCATCAATAATATATATATCATTTTTCTTTTCTTTTATCGGTCTATAGAGTACCGCCATCAGTTCAGGAAGTTGCTTATCTATTCCGTTCTTAATAAACTGCTCAATGTCGGCATACTCACCAAGACTTATAGAATCCAAATCAGGATGAAAGCCGTACTCGATATCGTTTATCTCAATTATCCTTTTTAGCTTTGTATCTTGCTTCTGTTGTAGTTCTGCTACCTTACTCATTATATTAGCTACATCTGATAAGGCTAATTCCTTTACTAACTTCTTAGGAATATCTGATAACGCTGCTATTGTTTCAGTAGCTTCTTCAGTCTTTGTACCTGTTTCAAAATCAATAAGTTGCAACCACTTTTCAAGAGTTACTTCTTCCCAACTGTTAATCAGCTTGAACTCTTTTACTTTTCCTTCTTTTTTAATTTTGACTTTCATACACTATATAATAGAAATTAGTTGTTTTTAGTTTACTGAACATAATACTTCCCTGCGTTTGGATTGTCTAGGTGATAAATTACATTATACCTAATACCGTCAATAGCGTGATTGTAGTTATCTACATAAAGCTTTGAGCCTTTGTCAGCATAAACATAGTTGTTCAGCTCCTTAGCTATGTTAGTACTTTCAGGGCTTACAATAAGTTGATAGTCTTGCATCCTAGTTATTCCGCTTTCAATAGTACCTTTTTTAACTGCTTTAATGTTTACTCCTAAATGCCTAAGGTCGGCAATAAGTCTAGGCTCTGCTGAATCGGCAATGATTAGTTTGTTATCTACTTTGTCTAGTATTATCTTAGCAAGCTCTTGACTCTTTAAACCATTACGATACAAATGTTCTTTTAAGTAAATCTTTTTATGCTTCTTATCGATAGCCACTTCAGTAAGTGAGTCAGGGTCTATTGAGAACCCAAAGTCCATTCCACAAGAAGTCTGTAAGTTATCAGGGTTAAATTCTCCTATGCTCCAGTTTTCAAATACTACTCCTTCAGCTTTTGCTAACCAACCTCCTAAAATCTTATGCTGATACTTTTTAAAGTTATTATGCTTTATGCTCTTAATACGCTCTAGGAAGCTCTGTGAGAGGTTTGTTTCATTATCTAGGTATGTACTATGGATATAGCATATATTGTCTTTAACGCCATTAAAACCACCTTCTATTCCTTTGTCTTCAAAAAACCTTTTATAAATCCAATGCTCTTTAGTTACAGGATTCAATATTAAGATAACTCTATTCTGTATATCCTTTTCCCTTATACTTAAATCAATAGTGTCAAATATATTCTCATCTACTAACTCTTCAGCTTCATCTAACACCCAAGTGCTTATTCCTTGTAATGACTTTAGACTTGCAGTCTGATTACCTGCTGATGTCTTTATCCCTCTAAATAGTATATCTGATTTGTTTTTAGCATTAACTACTTCTGACTTATTGATATTAAAGGTTTCATCAAATCCTAGTAGCCCTATCTTCTCTAAGAACTCAGGAATGATTGAAAGGTGAGCTGATGTCATTGTAAACCTTGTAAATAAAACCCTTATACCTCTTGACATAGTTAAGAGTGTAAGAAAGACTGTAACTGCAAAAGACTTTCCTGAACCCCTACCTCCTGTTATAATAAAGTACCTAGCCTTTGATTCAAATAAAGGATTGTATTTCTTACTCAGTATCAGTGTCAATGAATGTAATTAAAGGAAGGTTAAGAGCTTTATCTCCTGAAGTTAAATCTACTCTATTGGTTTCATTCATACCGCAAATGTTCTTTGCTCCGTGTATTACAACTGAAGGCACTTTGTCTTTTATACATTCATAGAATTTAGACATCACAAAGTCTTTAGCTATTAACTCAACATCATTTACTGCTTGAGCAAATACTTCATCTTCTTTTAACCACTTGTAGTAGTTAGTCCTTGAAAGGTCGCAAGACTTTAAAGCTGTTGTAACTATCCCTAGACTTCCTTCTAGTGCTTTAAGCATTTGCTCCTTTGCTATTTTTGTTCTATTTTGTTCCATTTTTAATTGCTTTAAGTCCTGTAAACTGTTCCCATCTTTCTATTATAACATCACAATATTTTTCATCTAATTCCATACCATAACATTTTCTTTTAGTTTCTCTGCTGCTATTAGTGTTGAGCCACTACCTAAAAAAACATCTAAAACAATATCAGATATTTTGCTACTATTATTTAAAGCTCTTAAAGATAGTTCTATTGGTTTTTGTGTTGGATGATATTCATTTTTAGATTCCCTACTTACATCCCACACTGTAACCTCATTTGTAGCACCATACCAAAATGGAGCATTTCCTTTTTTATAACAATAGAAACAAGGTTCGTGCTTTTGTTTATATTGAGCAGATAAAGCACCAAACTGAGCCATATTTTTATTCCATATTATTTGACTTCTTATTTCAATTCCAACATCCCCTAAATGAGAAGCCATATCAGCATACCCTGCAGCGTGCCATATATAAATAGGAGCTTTATCTTCTGTGTAAATAATTATATTAGGTAAAAAATCTTGATAAATATTTGTATTTTTTTGGTCGTTATCTAATTTTGTTCTTTTTGTTAATGCACCACCTTGATAGTTTACACCATAAGGAGGATCTGTAAATACCATATCAGCTTTTTCTCCATTCATTAGTTTAGCTACATCATCTGAGCTTGTGCTATCACCACACATAACTCGGTGTTCTCCAAGTTGCCAAATATCCCCACGCTTTACTTTGCTTTCTTTTACTTCAGGTATTTCGTCATCTTCTATTAGTCCTGCTTCAGGTTCTGCATCATCTAGGTTCTCCCATACATCTAATCCCCATTCAGCAAGTTGTACGCTATCCCATTCGTTTGCTA